ATTATTAAAATTAAGACCGGGTATTTTTTCTAAAGCCTTAGCATTATAATCCCAAATGTTTTGAGTGTTTATCCCCTCAATGTATAAGTTTTTATATTGCATTTCTTGTAATTTCCTTGAGGTTGCGATACCCATACCTCCAGTAATATCTATTACTATAAAAGCGTTACCATATAAAATTCCCCATTTATATGCAATCGATGCTAAATCATCAGGAGGAATTTTACCAATATATTCTACCACTTGTTCTCTATCATCAAAATCAACAATATTGATAGATGAAAAGTCCTCACTATCTCCTCTACTAACATCCACCCCCATAATGTAACGATGACCAACTACAGGCTCTTTCCATTGCCAAAAAGTGGCTTGCATGTATTTCTCTATGGGTTGTCTAATCATATTCTTGGCGATACTTTCTTGAAGTTCTCCAGGAATTACACCGTCACCCGAACCTAAGAAGTCACATTCCAATTCCTGTGCAATCTTACGTCTATCATATTTAAATTTCTTAGACATTGACTCAAACCAAGACGAAAACGGTTTATAACCTTGTTCGTGATATTCTTGATACTTTTCAATATCAAAATCATACATAACAACTTCGTTATCATTGTACTGTTCTCTATTCAACATGTAATGACAGATGTCTTGACACTTAACCCAACGTAAATCTTTGGTATAACGAGGGTCATTAAACCACCTTAAATCTGTTATATGGAAATCATTGATTCCACGTAATGCTTGGTCATAAACACCGTAATAGATAGGGTCATAACCATTTGGCGTGGAGATAAGAATAATCTTACCACCTGTTGATAGAGATGCCATAGATGCCGCCCAAAAATCTTCTCCCGCTTCAATATATGCGGCCTCATCAAATACAAGGATTGTTGGTGTAAAACCACGAAGTGCATCCGCTGAAGTTGCAACAGCCTTTACTTCGGAACCGTTATTTAATCTAAATCTACTCTCCGAGTTCTTATCGGGTGAAAACCCAACATTAATCCACTCAGGCCATTGCTCAATAAAGTGTCTAACTTTATTAGCCATCTCCACCGCAGTGTCACGTTTGTTCGCAATAAGAAGAACCCTTTCTGGTTCACTTTCCTTTGCAGTTTGTAATTTCTTAGAAATCCAAGCAGCGGTTACCGTAGTAACTCCAGCCTGTCTATATTTTCTAGTTATGTTTTCATTATAATTTTCATAATCCTGAATTAATTGAATTTGGTCAGGAAACAACTCTAATGGAACATATTTTTTTTGAGTATTGTCATAGGTTTGCAAATATGTTTTTAACGCATATGGTGCATCCTTTATAATTTTTGCATACTCCTTTAATTGTTCTATTTTGGAATTCATATATATAAATACAAAAAAAGGAGGTTTAAAACCTCCTTCATATTATTCTTTAGGTTTATCGATACCTAATTGTCTAAACAAATCATCTAAATCGTCCCCATCTTCCCCATCATCATTTGATAAATCAATATTAAGTCCATTTAAGAAATCTTTTAAATCGTCTGGCTCAACCTCATCTGACATTGTTTCCAATTCGTCATTAAACTGATTTAAAGATTCTTCATAATCTTGTTGATTAAACATTTGTTGAATTGACGCCATTAAATCTGTCATTAAACGTTTTCCGTTTTCACTATTACTAACAACTTCTTTCATTAAAACTAAGAACTGTTTAGCTGGTAATTGGAAGATGTGCATTAACATATAATTCTGTAATTGCTTACCATTTTCTAAAATTACTTGGTCTGGAAACTGTCCTCTAATTCTATCCCAGATTGCTGGTCCCAAAAGTAATGTCCACATTTCTTTTTCTAATGTACTTTCTAACTTTTGAGCTTGTTGATACATTGCCCTGTCTTGTGGATTTGTGTATTCTCCAGGTTGTCCATGACTACCTAATATTTCAAAAACACCTTTAATTAATTCATGTATTAAAACTGGAAAATTAATTCCTCTTGCGATTACTTTAACTTTTTGTTCTTCTTGTTCTTCACCACCTTCTTCTCCCTCATCACCGGTTTCACCTGTCTCATCATCACCAGGAAATTCCATTTTAACTTTACCCGCAACACTATCTGAAGCACCTTTAATCATTGAAGGACTAAATTGCCAATAGTTTGCATCATTAACCGACATCATTATACCATAATCATTATATAACTCATCAGAACCTGTAATTTCCCTAAGTTTATCACCAACAAGTTGGTACATATAATGACCTCTTTTTGACGCTCCTTGAATAATGCTATTAATTAAAGTTAATTTCGCTCTCTCTAAATCTAATTGTTTTAAATCGATATATAATTCTTCTTCAACTTCTTGATTTTCAGGATTAACTTGAGGTTGTTCTTGATTATCTTCTTCACCATCTTCTTCACCATCCTCAACATCAACCTCATCTGGATTTTGTTCAGGACCTTGTTCTCTATTGAAATCACTTGTATCAATTTGATTCATACCAACAATTTTTGCATCAAATTCAACTTCCTCACCAATACCCATCTCTTCTTTTACAATTTCAATTGCCAATTGTTCTAAAGCCTCTTTATGTGTATTCTCAAGTCTTATAATGTTGTTATGTGCAGTATACATCATTGTTAATAATGGGCCCATTTCAGTACCGTTTAATGTACCTTGATAGTTTGTATATTGTCTAACGTTATTAACGATTTGACTATATCTTTCGGAAGCCAAAAGTTCTTGGAAATTTTGATTAGGTTCGTTTCCTGTTTTAGGAAAAGGTATTTTTTTTAAGGGTGTATCTCCTGAAGCCAATTTAGATTGTAAATCGGGATTTGGTCTATCAGCAGTATCAAAATCCATTGCCATCTCATTTAAATTTTCGTTAATTAAAGATAACAAATTTTTCTTAGATAATTTCATATTTGTAAATTATTTTTTATCTCCCTTAACGGTTGCTTTAGGGTTAGGATTAACTTTAGGTCCGGGTTGAAACGGAGTTTTAGGTTTACTTGGTTTAGTGCCGGGATCAACTTTAGGTTTACTTGGTGCAATTTTAGGATTATCCTCACCTAATGCTTTAGGATTAGGATTTACCTTTGGTCCAGGTTGGAATGGTGTTTTAGGTTTGTTAGGTTTTGTACCTGGGTCAACCTTTGGTTTACTTGGAGCAATTTTAGGATTGTTACTAACAATTGCATCGTATGTCATGAATTCAGGAAGACCATTATGTCCCGTTTTTACATTTGGGCCATATTGGTGTACTTCTGATTCATTTAATTTAACATTGATTAATTCCATAATTTCATTTTTTGATGTAAAACTATGAAAACTTTCTTCTGCTAATGTATTAATCCATTTTTTTATTTCTTTAGATTCGTCCATGTGTGTGTGGTCACATTTACAATCCTTTATAGATTCTCCACAACTATCACATTTCTTACCCTCTTTAACTTCTTTTTTCTGACCTTTTAATATTTTAAAATCTTGACCATCAATCTTACCATTGTGGTTCTTATCTAATTTCTTTTGATTACCTTTCAATTCTTCAGAAACCTCCCCTTCTTCACCAACAAGTTTAATGTCTTGTTTTTTTGCTAAATTTTGTAATGCAGCACTTTTAGATAACGCATCTGCAGTAGTTGTGATAGCTTCACCTATCATTCTTTCAGCTAAGTTGTTAAGTTGTTTATCAGTAAAATTTACCAATGTCTTTTCTGACATTCCTTCTTTCATTAATTTACCAACTAATTCTGACCTTTTCATATTTCTTTGAATTTAATTTCCTCTTTTATAAGAAGATAACTTCTTATTTTTAATTTTTTTGTAACACTATCAATCGACTCTCCAAATTTAAATGTTAACCTTTCACTATCCGAATCCATATCAAATTTTTCCCAAGCCATTGCAACCACACCATCTACAGCATCAATAACTCCGAAATAATCGGAGTCTTGAACTAATTCTAATTGTAAGTCTGTATTTTTTAATAGCCCAACTAAATCAACGTATTCCATTTCTGGTGATTTAGGTTGTGAAGATGCGGATGCGGGTATTATAAACCATTCATCCATGTCAATTTCAGTACTTTTACTAAAGATAAATTCGTACTGTTTTTGTCCTTTATAATCAGAACCTATTTCATTAACATAGATAAGATACATTTTATTTAAAGTATTTACTTAACTTTTCACTAATTGCTTGATTAATATCGTTTTTAATCTCATCTAAATCAAGTTCTTGAACATCATCTTCATATGAATAACCTTCATTTGCCCCTTTCTCCAAATCAGCGAATTGACTTAAATCTAATTCATTCATATCTTCTTCACCAATCGGTGATTCTATAAAACTATTTAATAAATCCATAGTTTCACCTAAATCCTCGTCACCAGTTACTGGTTCTTCAGCAGGTACTTCATCTTCAGCAGATGGTTCCGCAATTGGTTCTTCTCCACCCATCTCTTCTTCCTCCCTCTCAAATTTCTTAGCAATATCCTCAATATCTTCATCGTCTAATTTATCTAAATCAACTGCAGAAATAACCATGTTTAAAATGTATTTGATATCATCACTTTCCATTTTATCCTGTAAATCTCTCAATTCTTGACCTAATTTACCAGCGTACTTCTGAGCTTCGGCCATATAATCTGAGCGTTTTCCCTCACCACCCATTTCTTCACCACCTGATGGAGGTAATTCACCCATTGGTTCTTCTGCTGGTACATCCCCCATTGGCTCTTCGGCCGCAGGTGGAACACCCATACCAGCGTCAGGTGCTACGGGTGCTGCAGGTGCATCCATAGAAGGTTCCGCTAAAGGAGACTCTTCTTGTGGTTTTGTTTGCTTTAAAACATATTTTGTTGCTTCTTGTAAATCTTCTTGACCCTTTAAAAGGTCTAATCTTTTAAATGCCTCAGCATAAGACGAAAATTTATTTTTATTTTTCATAAACATACCACCAATGTAGTCAAGAGAACTTTCGTTTAATCCCTTTTTTACATAGTATCCGTCTTTTTCTTTAACGATACCATAAACACCCCCATTAGTTGACTCCTTCACTAGTTCGGATTTTTTAGTTGATGATTGGTTATTGTTGTAGTAGGTTAACTCGAGAATTCTCTTTAATTTGTCATCTCCGTTAAGTTTTTCACTACCAAGTGGTTTTAAATCTGCCATTTTATTAATTGTTATATATGCTTATTCTTATCCTATAAATACATTGATATAGGGAAAAAAATAAGGTTCTTTATTGTGTTATGGATAATTTCTTATCTACAATCGCTGTTTTTAGTTTTAATAATTTCTCAATATACCCATTTCGTCTAAGTAATTTAAAGGTTAAGTTTTCATATGAATACTCTCCGCCAGATTCTAAACCACTTTGTCTAAATTCTTTTAATTTTTTCCTTAACCCCTCAATCGATTCAATCGGACCTTCCTTCTTAATAAGGAAATCAATTTTTTTCATATATTCCTCAGATTTTTGAAGAATCATACTATCGTCAATGTTGGATTTAACCTTATCTGGCTCAACGACCCATTTATCGTTTAAAATGGAATATACCCCTGAAGATACGTGTTCTTCATCAATGTCCTGAACATATAATTCAACATCATACCCTTTAACTGTGATATTATGTTTTTCATTCCACACATTTTTCTTAGCGTCGAAAAACTCCTTTAGTAAATCTAAATTATAATCAGTCTCCTTAAAATCAATTAAAATATGTAAATCTACATCAGAATAGTTTGACCAATTGTAGTTAGCCAAAGAACCTGTAAGAACTATATCATGAATAAAAAATTCAATACCAAGACTTTCAATAAACTCATTCGATATCTTTAATAGATTTTTTCTAACATCGTCTCGCATAGAGAACTCACCATCAGAACCTTCAAAAATTTGTTCCGATAGTGAATCTTTTGGTTTGAAAGACTTGATAATTTTTTTATCTTCGTCTTTATCCTCAATTAGTTCTTCAAATAGACTCATCCTTTTTTTGTAAACTTATGACTTCTGGCGATATTCTCGTTGAAGTATTTTCCTTGTGATTCAGCAAGTCTAAACTTAGTGAACTTGGACCAAGGAACTTTATTATACTCATAAATAGAACCATTATTAAAAGTAACAGTTAAATCCTCATTTTCTGTATTAAATGAGGCGGATTTTAAATTGGTTGAATTGATAATAACATCAATTATCTTTCCATTAATTGTTTCTGAAATTATTCCCATAATATTATTGTTTTAGTACTATAATATACACAATAAATATCGAATAAAAAACCCCCTGATGAATCAAGGGGTAATAAATTAAAAATTCTTTTTTAATTGATTAATCAGTTTATCACTAAGATATTCCTTTCTTTTTGTACTCTTGACTTCAGGTTCGTTAAATTTATTACGAATTGATTCATTATCGGTACTTTTTAAGAGTTTAATGTTAGCCTGCTCAATATGATTACGTTTCATTAAATTTTTATTCATTATATTATGTTTATTATAAGTATAAAAAAACCCCGTGAAAACGGGGTTTGGTTTAGTTAAGAGAAATACTCCTCTCCAATGACTTTTTCCTGTCAATCGGTAAAGTAAGTTCAAGAACTCCGTTTTCAACCTTACCAACGATATCTTTTTCCTTCACATCATCTGGTATATTATAGGATTTTACAAAACTTCCAACAAAATGATGTGATTTATCACTTTCTTGTTTTTCGTAAATAATTTTTAATATACCTTCCTTTGTTGAGATTTTTAAATCGTCTTTGGTTAATCCAGGTACACTTATCGAAACTGAGTATTCAGTTTCACTTTTACTGATGTTAGTTTCAGGAGTTGATAAAAATCTGTTAGTATCAAATCCTGTGAAGAATGGGTCTTTAAATAATGTTATCATATTTTTTATATTTTAATTTTACATTTTACAAATTGTAAACCAAATGTATAAAACTGACATTTAGACATTGGTTAGACATTTTTTTAGACATTTTGACATTTATTTGTTTTTTAGAACAAAATGTGTTATGTTTGTACTAACAAAACTTAATAACACATGGCAGTAGATTTCTTCGAGGACGGACCAACCTCAACCCCTAAAAAGGGACGCAAAGGTTCAACCACACCAATTTTAGATAACTTCTCAAGAGATTTAATTAAACTCGCAGAAGATGGTAAAATTGATCCCGTTGTTGGTAGGGATAAAGAAGTGAAAAGAATAGCGCAAATTCTTTCACGTAAAAAGAAAAATAATGCGGTTATTGTTGGTGATGCCGGTGTTGGTAAGTCCGCACTCGTCGAAAAACTTGCTTTAATGATTGTTAAAGGAGATTGTCCAACAAATTTATTAGATAAGCGAATTATGTCTTTAGATTTAACTTCACTTGTTGCCGGTACAAAATATCGTGGACAATTTGAAGAACGTATAAAAGCAATTTTAAACGAATTACAAGAATCACCAAATGTAATCGTGTTTATTGATGAATTACATACAATGGTGGGTGCGGGTAATGCAAGTGGTGCAATGGACGCTGCGAATATTATGAAACCAGCTTTGGCTCGTGGTGAAATTCAATGTATTGGTGCAACTACTTTTGATGAATTTAAAAAACACATCGAAAAAGATTCTGCATTGGTTAGAAGATTTCAGAAGGTAATCTTAAAAGAACCTACAATGGCTGAAACAATTGAGATTCTTAGAAATTTAAAAGATTCATATGAAACATTCCATAGAGTGTTTTATGAGGAAAATGTGATAGAAACGATTGTTAAACTTTCTGGTAGATACATCACAGATAGACAATTTCCCGATAAGGCGATTGACGTAATAGACGAATTAGGTTCGGAAAAAAGAGTATCTAGCAGAGTGCCTGAATCAATTGAAAAATTAAAAAAATTGATTGATGAGATAAAAGATAGAAAAATACAAGTTGTTAAATCTCAAAATTACGAACAAGCGGCTAAATTAAGAGATGAAGAAAAGAAGATTTTCGATAAACTTGAGAATGAAAAAGTAAAATGGTCAGAAAAACAAAAGGGAAATAAGATTCCTGTGTCCGTTGATGATGTTTATACAATAGTTTCCGAAATGACCGGTGTACCAATCACTAAACTTGATAGTAAGGAAACGGAGAAACTATTAAAAATGGAAACCTTATTGTCAGATAAAGTGATTGGACAAGAGGAAGCAATTACAACGATATCAAAAGCAATTAGAAGGAATCGTGTTGGGATCAAAGATGCAAATAAACCTATAGGTTCATTTATCTTTTTAGGATCTACAGGTGTTGGTAAAACACATTTAGCAAAATCATTAGCTAATCTTTTATTTGGTGACCCTGAAAAAATCATTCGTGTTGATATGAGTGAGTTTATGGATAGACATAATGTTTCTAAATTAATCGGTTCCCCTCCGGGTTACGTTGGGTACGATGAAGGTGGTCAATTAACTGAAAAGGTTAAAAACAACCCATTCTCTGTTATTTTATTTGATGAGATTGAAAAAGCACATAAAGATGTCTTTAATCTATTATTACAAATTTTAGATGAAGGACATTTAACAGATTCATTTGGTCGAAAAATAAACTTTACAAATTGTTTGGTTATCATGACATCCAATTTAGGAGCTAAAAGAGTTTCTGAATTTGGTGGAGGTGTTGGCTTTAATACATCATCAAGTGAAACTCAAAAGTATGAAGTAAGAAAGTCGATGATACAAAAGGCATTAAAACAACAATTTAATCCAGAATTTTTAAATCGTATTGATGACGTAATATTATTCAATGCACTTAACGAAGAAACTCTTAAGAAAATAATTCAAATAGAGGTTGGTAAATTAAACAGTAGATTGTTGGATAAGAATTTCTTAGTAACTTTTGATAAAACCGTTACAAATAGAATTTTTGAATTAAACAGTCAAGAAGAATATGGTGCTCGTCCTTTAAAAAGAATCATTCAAAATCTCTGTGAAGATTTTTTAAGTGAAGAAATACTAAGAGGAAATATAAAAGAAAATGAACCAATAACTCTTAAATATAAAGACGAAAAATTAACAATTTCAAAAAAATTGTTATAAATAGTTGACTTTTTATTAAAGTTATATATATTTATATTCTTGGAGGTTCTCTTTGTCGATTACCTTTTCGTTTTATTTTCATAAGTAAGTGGGGTTGAACCCACCCAAAGACCTTAAACCCCGACATCTCGTTGGGGTTTTTTATTAAAATTTGGTTTTATCAACGGATTTTCGTATATTTACATTATATGAAAAAATATACATTTATCTTAGCACTTGGTGTAGCACTTACACTAACTGCATGTGGTTCAGGGTCAACCTCAAAAGAAACAACTGACTCATTGGCTGCTCAAGTTGATACTGCTGCGATTTCCGCAACAGATTCTACAACGGCTCAAATTCCTGCAGATTCAACTGCTAAGGAAGTAAAATAAGAATTTGGGGTCGGTAACCACTCCGGCCCTTATTTTTAATTTTTTCACATGGATACAAATACAGAAAAACAAGGTGACTTAATACTTCTTAGAGGTGTTCCTGGTTCAGGTAAAACAACATTAGCAAATGTTATATTACAACAACCAAATAACAACCCACAAGAAA